ATTAAAAGTTCTAGTGCCTGAATAAGCCATAAACTTTTAACCGTATAAAATAGTTACTTTAGCTACATTTGTTAAAGTGGCATATCCACTAGTTGCACAGTGAAGACCTTGCCCTGGTATATCAATTTGATAATATGTAGGTTGTGTAACACTTGCTCCACCTATTGGTATATCAAATGTTGCAATAGTCGTTCCACTTGCACCACCATCTTTTATTACAATAGTGCCTGCCGTAGTCTCACTAACAAAATAAATTGATAGTATCTTACACGGGCCAGCAAATATTGCTCCTGATGCTGTTAAATGTACTGCTTTAGCACTTCCAATCCAATCACTCATAATTTACTCCTTAAGTAATAGTGAGCTCCCGAAGGAGCTCACATTAGTTATTTTATGACCACGCCGCAGCGCCAGTGTCAAAAGTAGGACCTTTAGCAAAATCATAAGCAAAATCCCAAATGCCATTTTCATAACAAGTGAAATAGATATAACAACCATGAGTTAAACTATTGGTTGCCGCCGCCGCAGGTGTATATGTTAATATTGTTTCATTAGCTATAGATGTATCTATAGTTGATGCTGCTCCAGCGGTTCTACTTTCCACTTTTGAGCCAGTTCTATACACATCAGTTCCGGCACATGTGAATGTCAAAGTAAGTACTCCACCATTTGTGTCGTCTGTTTGGTAATGTACTACTATAGTTCCTGCCGTAGCTGCTGGCAAAGTAACCGCTTGTGCTGCATTTCCATCATAGTCATTAACTGTGATTGTATTAGCCGCGTAAGTTAATGCTGCTCCTGTTGCTACAGTAGTAGCAGTTAAACTAGTAAGATCTGGCTTTAGTCCCAGGGTTCTCGCAGTATAAGCTCCTGTTGAAGTGTTTCTATTGACCTGTTGAAATCCTTTCTCCGATCTAACTGGTCCATTAAAAGTTGTTGTTCCCATTTGTCTATCCTCCTTGAATAAATAGTCTTATTGCTAAGTCTAATGGGTTAAGTAAAGAGGGCGAACTAACTTCGCCCTCTTTGTTAATATTATGCTGCTCCTGGAGTACCAAATATTCCACGCCAGTCAGACCAGCCGAAGCTGTATCTTTCTCTTGCTTTATATCTAACATTTCCAGTATCGAAGTCACCTTCCATTGCAGTTCTAATAGGCGCCCTAGTGAAGTGTTTAAGTCCATTAGGGGCATCAGTTTTAACGTACCATGCATCTGTATCAACTAAGAAATTGTTGATTACATAACCTTGTGGGACCATGCCCATAGATCTAATTGCATTGATATCATTATCAGCTGTGCCTACACGTCCTGCAGAGTTCAATAACCTTTCAGCTACGAATTGAAGATTTACCGGAAGAATCATTTTCATGCCTCTTAAAGCAATCTTTAATCCTCTTTCATCCTTCATGTTCGCAATTTCGATAAGCGCTGTCTCTAACGAAGTTTCGTTAAGATCGGCAGCAGTAGCTAATAGATTTGTTTGGTTTCCACTAAGCGTTGGGTGTGCCGCAGATAGCAATGCTACCCCGTCACCACCAGCAGTAGCTCCACCCGTAGTTGAATTATTCAACACGTTGGAACCTTTTACTTGTTTAGTGTTTGCCATAGATCTAGCTAATGCTTTAGTATATCTAGTGCTGATTTTGTCGTAAAGATTATCCTCTACGGCTTCCTCGGTTAATGCGAAAGCTAAAGCAACCGTCTCGTTGGTATACCTAGCAGTGTAAGTTTCTTGAGCGTCATCGTATACAATACCTTGACCCTCAGGTTTTACAGCTGCGTTGGCGAAACCACCAAGCATTACTTCTTCTTCGAACGCACGATCAGAACTTTCTGAATCGAAAATTTCTGCGTTTTGATTTTCGTATCGGTCGTATTCTAACCCAAACAAAGCATTTAAGCCGGGTTCAAGTTCTTTGACCAATTGCATTCTTGAAATAACCATTGTTCAATTCCTCCTATCGGCTTACGGATATGCAGCAGTAAGTGTAGTTTTAAGATAGCGACCCTCATTGAGTCTCACTATCCAGTTAGCATTAGCAACACTTGCATCACTGTTGTCAGGATCTTTTGAAAGACCTACAACAACCCATTGCGCAGTTGCACCTGCAGCTGTTAACGCACCCAACTCACTTTTTGATTGGCCATTAATTGTAGCTCCAGCCGCATAGGCTTGATCACAATTTGAACCGATAGTAGTTGGATCTGTTAAAATTCCACTTGCTTGCACTTCGTATAACTTGTTCGGATCGTCATATACAAACGCGTCAATATTACCACTTGCTGGTGTAGTACTAGCAGGGTAATAGTTTGACCATGTTGGTTTTTTTGTAGTAGGTGCGATGTAGTAACAGCCGTTGAAAACACCAATACTTATAGTAGTAGTGTTAGCTGAAACTCCAAGTGTACCTTTTGTAGGTGCATTACCAGCTTGGTCAACGATAGCTCCATCGCCAACAAAGACTAGATCACCCTTAAAGATATTACTCGCATATGCATTCGCAATACGGTACTGTGTAGTACCTCCATTTTGAATATCACTGCCAAGTTCACCTACAGGTCTAAAACCAAATGGCGCATCTTTATTTGCCATGATTTTTCCTCATAGTTAAATTTGTTATAACCCACTCCTTATGAGTGTGTTAAAATTGTGTAAATTATGTGGAAAACCTAACTAGGCTTCTTGCCACCAAAACTTACGCGAGACCTGCTCTCACGAGAGACAGGCATGCTAGGATGTTGATCCTTGAGGGGATCGTTTGCAATCGCTTCATCCTTATCTTTCGTTAATTGTTGAAAGTAAGCATTTCGCTGTGCAACGGTTTCCTCTGGAATCCTTGCTAGCATTAAACCTCCTACAGCTATAACACCATTATATTTACCTGAGTCGATTGAGGGCCATTCCATGTTAGGATATTCATCAGCTCTGACAAATTCCCAACCTTCGCGTAGTTTAGAAGATATATTTTTATTATCTATCTGTCCTACTGTTTCAGCCCTTATCCAGCGGTGTTTAAAACCGGCTGGTGCAGGTGGTGCATCTAGTTGTGAGGGTGGAGCCCATGGTTTCCTTCGAGACGATTTCTCTCTGGTTTCGGACTCGCGTGATGGTAGTTTATTATTCGTTTGTGTTTTCATAATCATATGCCTACTCCTTCACGTACTTCGCATATTCGCTTAGTGGCACACCTAATTTTTTTGATATAGCTACTTGTGAGGGTGTGAGTCTCACGGTACCTTTGCGCCTTACTGGACCACCTCTATTAGCAGAGGCAACCGTTTGAGTAGGCGAAACTTGTTGACCAAATTTATGAGGGAAATTATCCCGCATTCTTTTATCTACTTCACTATAGTACATATCTGACTGCGGGTCAAATCCTTCTTCAACTAGATTACGATGAATTGAGAAGGATGTCAAGGTCATTGGTTCATCTTTACCAAACCACTCATTTTTATCCGCCCACGATTCAGCTTTAGGATCAGCCTGTGGAGGAGGCATTTGAGGAGGCACATACTGTTGTTGATACTGCTGTGGCTCTCTATCTCCCTGTTCTTCTCGTTGTTTTTTTAATCTTTCTTTCTTTTCCTGGGTTGTTCTAACTCGTTCTGCTTCCACAGATAAACGGGCTAAATGCTGGTTAGCTTCTACTTGTTTATCTACATCACCAGTTTCAACAGCCTGTTTTAACTGTTTTTTAACAGTATCCAGTTCAGCTGTTACCCTGTTTTCATATTGATTTACATACCCATCATCAAGTGATTGGGCTTTTTCTTGTAAAGTCTTATTTTCCTGATAGACATTTCGTGTGTATTCCGTGGCTGCTTGCTCACGTCTTTCTGCTTCACGAACTTTTTTTGTTAATTTATCAATACGGCCCTGTACTTTTTTGCCGTAGTCTTCCATTTCTCCTTCAGATGCTGTTTCTTTCTTTTTAGATCTTTCTTCAACAACAACTTCAGGTGCGTCATCCTTATTAATGACTTTTTCTTTTGAGTCATCAAGTTGAACATCAACTGATTCTCCCTCAGATGGAAGATCAACCATTTTAGCGTCCGCTTCAGATTGTGGCTCTACCTTTGTACTAGCTTGTGCAGGCATAATTTACTCCTGTTATTTATATTGCAAGATATCCTCTGGGTCTTTTACCACAGCGATTATCTCGTCATCATTAAGTATTCTCACTTCACCACCTTCTATTCCAAAACGGGATCCGGCGTATCGACCAAATATAATCCAGTCTCCTTTTTTACACCAGGGTCCGTTTGGAAATCTCTCTTTGTCTCTATATGAATCAGGTCCAACTTTCAAGACTAACGCTGTTACTGTTGTAAAGCCCCGCTCCTCGATTGTCGTGTCGGACAATATTATTCCGCCCTTAGTCTTTCCTTGTCCCTTGTATGGGAGAACCAATATTCTCCATCCTGTAGGGACAGGTAATCTGTCTAAAATTTTATCTGTTGGTAGATGCTTAATTTCATTAAGGGCCTCTTCTTGTATTTTTTTAACAAAACGATTTTCCTTCTCTTCAGCTTTTTTATTATTTTCATCTGCTTCCACAGCTAAATCTTTTTCTAGTAAAGCAAATTTACGTTTAGGTATATTAGTCATCTTTCTCCTCATTCTGCAGGTCTTGTATTTCCTGTTCGATTATTGTGTAAGCTTTGTATTCCCCTACTGCCTTGACATATTGATCAAAACTAGGCAAACCTGCCGCTATCACTTCTTTTAAGTCTTCTTTGCGCGCTCTAATCTTTTTCAAGATGAGATAAACCGCGTTATCTTCTCTCATTAATTATTCTTTTACAGTATTAATAAACCGTTGTATATTGTTTTTTTCCTGGTAGCATCATATTAAATCCACGTGGCTTAATTACTTTTCCCCCTTTAGACTTATGAGGACGTGGTTTGCTTCCATATTCTTTTGTCCATT